CGCAAGTCAGATCTGTCAGTGCTGCTGCGAGAATCGTCTGGCTATTGCTAATCAGACGAACACCCTGCAGTCGCAGATGGCTGCTGGACAAGCCGCAGATCAGCTTGCTACATGTCAGTAGACCAACGCTCTGCAGAATCAGGCAGAACGTAATACACGCGACATAGTAGATGCTATCTCCGCACAGAGTGTAATGATCAACGATAAGTTCTGTGACCTCGAGAAGAGAGAACTGCAGGGCAAGATCGATACACTTACTGCAGACAATGCTCTGTTGCGTTCTAATGCAAGTAATGCAGCTCAAACCGCATTTATTAACGAGAAGTTTAACGCAGTTGCTACTGAGCTTGCTGCTATTAAGGCTTCACAGCCTAATACAATACCTGTTCAGTGGCCGAATGTTCAGGCTGTAAATACTACTCCTTACTGGGGCAGCTTTTACGGAATGGGTTCTAACAGCTTCTGGAACTGATTAAGAAAGGAGGTACTTATGTTTGGTACTACTAATTACCCTTTCAATTTCTCTAATAGAAGAGGAATACCTCTGATCGAAACCAGTTCTGTATCTGTTACAGATGATAACGTAGTGTTCAATCTCCCTAATAGGGCATTTAGATGGTTGAACGATAAGGGTATAATGCTTTTACGTGTTAACTAGCCTATACCCGACGGGACAACAGCAACACTACCTATACTGTTTTCGTCTAATAATTTTACCCAACCGCTTACGAATGTTGGTGGTACAGCAATAACTGCTGGTTAGATTACTGGTACTGGCGTGTATATAATATACTACGACAAAGCAGCTAATTTAATGCAGTTGCTGACTACTGAGATTCCTGCAGTTTAATACTAACATTTAAACACTTAAACTTATGATGGTTATTGAAATGCGTGATGCTGCATATGATGTAGCATTTGATCTGCTTGACGAAGCTAAGCACAACGCTAAAAAGACTAAACTTACGCTTTGTGAACTTGAAGATGCTATGTACGAATGCTATGAAGCATCAAAAGAGAACGAAACTGACGATTATGAAGATGAGACGGAGCTTGGCTTCCGTGGACGTTATAATCGTCGTAATTACCGCAATGATTATGGCATGCGTGAAGATGAAGATGATGAAATGAATATGCGCTCTAATATGAGACGTATGAACCGTCGTCGCTCTGGTATGCGCCGTGATCGCATGGGACGATTTGCATAATGTGTATGTGGGGACCCCGTAGTCCCCACCTGCACTTAATACTATTGTTTATGTTTTCAACATTAAGAAAAGGAGCTACTATCTATATACTAGATAGAACTGCCTAGCCAGTATTAAGAACTGGTTATATTGAGAATGTGACTACACCTCGTCCTATGTATCCTACTTACAATCCTACTGTTAGTCTTGGTACTAACATGTAGACTGTAGTAGACATATCGGTGCGTGTAGGGAATGAAAAGAAGGAATTCTCTGTACCTAGTAATCTTACTATACATACTTATGGTGATTATACTCTTAGTGAAAACAAAGAGGCTATGATATCAGAAGTAGATTCTCTATTACAAGGGAGTAAAGATGCTCTTAACAATATAGAGAAGTATAAATCAGAGATACCGGCATATGAGAATATACTTAAAACTCTTAACCCTGTATACGCAAAAGAACAGGAAAGAGACTCTGCGATAGAAAGTTTAACTTAGTAGATGGGTAGTATGCAAACTACACTTAATCGTTTGGAATCTATTTTATTAAAAAATGGTACAAATGACAACAACTAAGAACTATAAAAAGTACCTGAGATTGTACGGTCCTCACTTCACCAAGGAACTATGTGAATTTGCTGTATCTATGATGGAGACAGACAAAGGTCCTATAGTCCCTATAACAAAACAACAGTTAGAAGAAAAATTAAAAGCACAGAATGTTACCATAGAGTATGACAGGATGTACGATGGCGTATATGTAGCCAATATGTGCAAAGCTGATTACTTAGGTAAAGCTGTGCCTAATAATGATTACAATCTCTGTATGTACGTCAAGAACACTATAGATGATCCTGACGGCTATGATGGACAACCTTTTTATAGGTGGCTGTCAGATATGGAAGGTATGCATATACCAATCGACTGGTCTGAATTCGTATGACTGCGCAGTATATACAATTAGGGGACCGAGGTTGGAATGTATTAGTATACTATAATGTAGATAAATACGACTTTGTAGAAGTAGTAGATTCTTTAAAGCAGCTCGATTGTCCTAAGAGGGATATAAGAAAAGCATTAAAGACACTACGTAAGAAGAATAGTGGATTTACATTTAGTAACTCTGATTATAAGATGAGCATAGTATGTATAGGGCAAGCTAGTAACATAGGATAGTTTGTTGATACAGCTATACATGAAGCAAAGCATGTTCAATCACATATATGTTCATATTATAATATACCAGAAGATACAGAAGAAGCAGCATATCTTATAGGGCATTTAGTACATAGAATGTATAAGATGCTCGAGACTATACTGAGATCGTATGTTAAATTATAATACATGTTTGACATAAAAGGCGATAAGATTTCTCTCAACACTGAAGATTTAGCCATACCTCCTTTTAGGAAACACTACAACGGGGCGTAGGATAAATCTTTAGCGTTGAAGGAGATCGAATATGTAGTTTGGCTACACAAGTGGAATACACCATATGAGGCTTACCCTTTAGAGACAAGAGCTTCCACAGTAGCGAAAGATATATTTGGGGATGAGAAATATGTACCCACCGATGACGTAAAAGAGCTAGAGAAGCGTTTCCTTGAGTTTTAGGAGACTCCTGGTACTAGACTACTGTCAGCATCATAGACTGCAGCAGAAGGGCTTATAGCAGCCTTAAACGACTATTCGCAAGGTAGTATGGATATAGACACAGCTATTAAGATTACACGCATTCTAAAGGATGTAGGTAATATAGTAAAGTCGTTAGATATAGCTATGAAGCAAGCTAAAGCTGAACAAGTGGATGCTGGTAGAGTTAAAGGTGGTGGTATAATTGGAAGATTTGAAATACCGAGATAATATTGATTATGGTAGACTTTAATAAAAAAATTTATAATTCTGAAAAGTTCTGTTAGGCTGCCTTGTTTTTCAAAGAGCACGGTTGCTATACATTTGCTCCTAGAGGTACTACAGACTACAATACATATTGGGACAGAGAAACTGACAGGTGTTTAAATGGATATGTAGCAGATGACGGAGACGCTATTACTGGCTACCATTATTTCTACTTGAATTACTGTCCTATTATGAAACTAGAAGAAGTAGAATATACTGATAGATACGGCAATAAGAGAAGTCGTAGAGAGCGTATATTCGGCTTCCCTAGATTCTGGGATAGTGATTACTATTATTTTAACGCAATTGAGGAAGCTGAAACACAAGGTAAACACATGGCTGTCCTTAAGTGCAGACAAAGAGGTTATAGTTTTAAAGGGGCATCTATGCTTGTTAGAAACTATGAACTAATCCCAGGTTCAAAGAACTTTGCTGTTGCTAGTGAACAGAAGTTCTTAGTAGGCGATGGTATACTTACTAAAGCCTGGCAGATAATGGACTTTATAGATAAGAATACAGATTGGTCTAAGCAACGTCTTACCAGTACTCGTATGGAAAGAGTATCTGGTTTTAAAGTAAAAGACGATTTAGGTAAGGAAACTGAACAAGGTTACTTATCAGCTATTACAGGAATTACTTTGAAGAATGACCCTGAACGTTTGCGTGGTACTCGTGGTAAACTTGTACTATTCGAGGAAGGAGGTAAGTTCCCCAACCTTGAAACAGCATGGCGAGTAGAACAACCTGCTGTAGAAACAGACGATGGAGTTGCTTTCGGATTACTTATAGCATTCGGTACTGGTGGTACTGAAGGTAATGCATTCGATGGATTGAAGAATATGTTCTATCATCCAGATGCATTCAATATACTATCCTTCCCTAACATATGGGACGATGGAGCATAGGATACTAGATGTGGTTTCTTCGCTCCAGCATACTGGAATATGGAAGGTGATGACGAAAACGGTAATCCTTTGTTTATGGACAAAGATGGCAATAGTCTTAAAGACAAAGCTATCAAAGAGCTTATAAACTAGAGGAACAAAGTAAAAGACGGTGGTGCGACACAATAGTCTATCGATAGATTTATATCAGAACGACCTATTAAGCCTGCAGAAGCTTGTTTGGAGTTAGGTAAGAACATATTCCCAAGAAAGCTTTTGATGGATTAGTTAACTAGAATAAGAACTAACACTAAGCTCCGGAATATGAAACATGTAGTAGACCTTACATGGGATAATGGAATGGTCAAGGCTACTGAAAAGAAGACCGGAGATATCACAGTATACCCTTTGCAAAACGATGACAAACCAGAAGGATCAGTAGTCATATGGGAATACCCAATCCCAGACCCACCTTTCGGACTATACATTGGCGGTTGCGACCCGTATGATCACGACGAGTCGTTCACTAACTCCTTAGGATCGACATTTATTTTTAAACGCGTTAAAGCAGGAGAAGCTTGGAACGACGTAATAGTTGCTGAATATACAGGTAGGCCTGCTACAGCTGAAGAATATTATGAGAATGTTAGGAAACTATTGGTATTCTATAACGCAAGGCTATTGTTCGAGAATGAACGTAAAGGTATATATCCATACTTTACAAATAAACATTGTGACTACTTATTAGCAGATTAGCCAGATAAAATAATTACGGAAGTCTTTAAAGACAGTAGAGTACAGCGCCGAAAAGGCTGTCATATGACAAAACAAATAAGGGCGTATGGAGAGGGTCTAATACTAGAATGGTTATTAGAAGAATACGAACCAGGACACCCTAATGTAGAAAGAGTATACAGCGAACCACTTATAGAAGAGCTAATAGAGAATGACGGTGTTAGAAACGTAGACCGTCTTATAGCTATGTGTATGGTTATGATATACAGAGAAGAACTATACCAAGTTAAAGTGGCAGCTGCAAAAGAAGAAAACAAAAAGGTTGAACTCTTCGACCTCCCTCTGTTTAGCCAACAATGGTTTGCAGATGAGGAGCAAGATGACATACCTCTATTTAATTTTTAAACATGGTTAGAGTAGAAGATAATTTATATAATCATAATTTTCCTCAATAGAAACTGCCATTGAAAAAGAAGAATGAACAATGGTAGCATGACTGTGTAGACTATATCATCGGCGAGGGAAATGTCATGTCTGGCGGCATGCACCAGACACGATTCGGAGAGATATAGACCTACTATAACCTTTATAATTCAATATTCGATGAGAAAGACTTTAAGCGCATTACAAACCCGTTTAAGGTTGAAGACGGATTTCCAGCAACACCGCAAGATTTCAATATAATAAGGCCTAAGGTGGACCTCCTTATAGGTGAAGAGACAAAGAGGCCAATGAACTTCCGAGTGGTGCGAACATCCTAGGAAGCTGCTTCAGAACTTATGGATCAAGAAAAAGAGATGCTGATGCAATATATGATGTCGTCAGTAATGTCTAGGATGAGTGAAGAAGAAGCTGCACAGTTCTAGCAATAGCTTGCTAATGGCGAAATAATGCCACCAGAAGGTATTGCTAAGTATATGTAGAAGGATTATAAAGACGTTATAGAGAACACCGCGTATCATACTTTAGTATATCTTAGAGAGAAACTAAGCCTTGATAATGAGTTCATTAAAGGTTGGAAAGACGCACTTATATCAGGTAATGAGATATACTATGTAGGAGTATTGAATGACGAACCGTACTTAGAAAGAGTAAACCCGTTGTTCTTTGCATACGATCAGTCTCCTGACTTAGAGTTCATAGAAGATGCGTCGTGGTGCTGTAGGAGAATGAGGTTGCCTGTAGCAGAAGTATACGATAGATACTATAATAAGTTTAAAGAGAGCGATCTAAATAAACTTCAAGAAATGCTTACAGGAAGACCTTCTAATGATATGGGAGATAAAGATCCAGTAGATAACTTCAGTGGTATAAGGATGCATATATACGACAATCCTTTATACGACCAGAAGACGCGTTTTAATATAAATGTATGGCATTGCTGCTGGAAGTCATTTAAGAAGATATACTATGTTACTTATATGGATGAATCCGGTACAGCTCAGATAGAGATAGCAGATGAAACATATAAGAAGACAGGACAGGAGATAGATGTAACAGCAGATTGGATTATAGAAGTATGGGAAGGATATCGTGCTGGTTCCGACTTATACTTTGGTATACAACCTATTGAATATCAGCATGTAAGTATAGACAATCCTAACAGCTAGAAACTTCCTTATACAGGAGCTATATACAGTAATACTAATAGTAAGCCTAGAAGTCTTGTAAGTATCCTTAAACCTCTACAGTATATGTATATTGTATTGTGGTATAGACTTGAACTTGCAATAGCGAGAGATAAGGGTAAGGTTGTCAATATGGATATCACACAGATACCTAAGTCTATGAATATAACTCCAGATCGTTGGATGCATTACTTGTCTAGTGTAGGTGTAAACTTTATTAACCCGTATGAAGAAGGTTGGAATGTACCAGGTAGAGAAGGCGGAAAGCCTGCTACATTTAATTAGATTACTTCTCTAGACCTTACTATGTCGAACGTAATAGCTGAGTATATACAGCTGATGGATAAGATTGAATAGTTAGCTGGAACTATATCAGGTATTACAGAACAACGAGAAGGAGCTATTAGTTCTAATGAGCTTGTAGGTAATGTAGAAAGATCTGTTGTACAATCATCACATATCACAGAACCTTTGTTCTGGGTGCACAACCAGTGTAAGAAACATTCGTTAAATATGCTGCTTGATACAGCAAAGGCATGTTGGTCTTAGACAGGTAAGAAGAAACTTAGTTATATATTCGACAACGGAGAACGTGCTTATATTGATATACAAGACAAGTTCTTCTATGAGGATATGGATGTATTTGTAAGCGATACTTCTAAAGATATGGAGAACATTTAGAAGTTGCAGCAGCTTATTCAGCCCGCTATGCAGAATGGTGCTAGCTTACTTGAAGCTGCAGAAGTACTTACAAACGACAACTTTAATATCATTAAGCAGAAGCTTAAGGAGATGCAAGAGCGTCAAGAACAGCAAATGCAGCAACAACAGCAAGCCGAACAAGAACAGGCTGTGCAGTTACAGCAGATGCAGAACGAACAGCGTCAGCAAGAGCTTATGCTCGAGGAAGCTAAGATGGAGCTTGAGCGTTATAAGATAGATGCAGATAATCAAACTAAGATAGCAGTAGCTGAGATTAGTGCTTATCGTGGTACAGAAGAGAAGGATGCTAATATGAATGGTATACCTGATCCTATGGAGATAGCTAAGGATGCTACACAGCAACGTAAGATTGCATCTGATGAATATACTAAACGATACGAAGCTCGTCAGAAGAAAGAGATAGAAGATAAGAAGATAGAGCTTGAGCGTGATCGTATGAAGCATGAGATGGATCTACAGAAGCAGAAAGATAAAGCTGCTGAAGAGCGTGAACGTATCAAAGCTAGAGCTGCTATCCGTAATAAAGTATCAGGGGAGAAGTAATTATGAAACCAAGAAAATATACACCATCGAAGCGTGTGCGCAGCCATATAGCTAAATGGGAGGCATCTGACTTTGCTGGATAGAATGCTGCATTTGGTGGAGATGCTGTAGGTGCAAAAGCTATAGAACTGATGAATATGCTCGGCGATAAAGCTAACGCATTTACAGATAATGAATTAGATGGTCTTCTGTCTACATACTACAACTTATCTCCTAAAGGTTTTAGAAAGACGTTGATGCCTTATATAGACGCTTATGTAGCTGATTAGTCTGATTTAACGCGAATGAAACTAGATCAAGCCATGAGGAATCGTTGGACTATAGCTGCTTAGAAATATTAGAAAGGTATTAGACGTAGAGCTGCTGCCGATGCTGATCTAATGGGATTAAAATATAATCAGCCTATTATAGAACAACCGGATGCTGTTAGAGTAAAACCTGTTATACCTGAATAGAATACTAGAACTACTTGGTCTGGTGCTGAAGATACATCTCCGTATGTTACAGGTAGACCTATGCTAAATATGAGACCTAGAATTTAGTTACCGACCGTAGAAGAGATACTGGAGGACTCTGCATGGCAGCCCCCTTTTCCACGACTGAAGCCGGCTTATAAGAACGGACGACTTCCAGGATTTAAAGATGGGACAAGATATATTCCAGACGGTAATGGTGGTTGGGATAGAATAACAGATGACGAAATGGCAGATGCATTTGCCAATCTTGTCATTACACCAAATAATTCTTATGAAGAAAAGACGGTTAACAGGCCCGGTCCGTATGATAGTATGATGCGGCAAAAGTTGCACAATGCCGGATATGTCACTGATGAAATGATAGAGCAAGATAATAGTATTGCTTATAAACAGTAGTTGCGAGACGCAGGTGGCGCGGAAATTCCATTATAGCAAGTTAGTCCAGAGTTTGATATAATCTCACTATCTCCATTGATAAAAAATGCTGCTAAATATGGGTTAAGGAAGGTTGCGGATTTTGCATTACCTAAATTTGCAAGACCCAATAACATAAGGTTTATAAGAAACATAGGAACCGTACCTGAAGTTGATGCTAATGGAATGTTTTGGGCATCTCCAGAAGATAAAGCTTTAACTAATATGACTTATGATACTTCTTTTAGAACACATAGACATTATAGAAGTCGCCCAGGAACAGAATATTTAGTTATACCGCCAAAAAGTTTTAACGGTCAGCGGTTTTTAAGTATAGACCCTATGGATACTTTTTTGCCTAATGGTAAGTTAGCAGCAAAAGATGTTACTCTAATTTCAGGAAACCCTGAGATGAGGGCATTGGCTAGTAGCAGAGGTTTCAATGTTGCTAGTAATCAATAGATTGATGATGCTTATTTGGCTTTTAAAAATATAAATGACGGTTATATAAACACCGCCTTTAGTAACAACGGTGACCATATTATAGATTTACGTACAATAGGCGTGAAAAATCCACTTAGAGGGTCAAAAGAAATAACAGCTTATGATGATGCTGTAAATGCTTATATACATAAAACGTTTGGAAAACCTAACATATTAGATGTTTTAAAATTAAGATTTAATACAGGTCTTAATCCTCATATATATCCTAGTTTCAAACTTGCTTATAACAAAACTCCTAAAATTGAAGCTGAAATGCTTACGTCTCACGGAAGCTATCCTCATCCAGATAAAGTAGATTTACCTGTAGAAACAATAGAACAAATGTTTAAGGAATTAGGTTCTAAACCATTATTAATAAAATAAATTATATAAATGGAAATAAAAAATTATTTAAACCCGGCGTTCCATATGTCGGTGGATAATGGCGACGGCATAAAAGCCAGGATGTCATATTATTTATCAGATTAGACTTACGAATCTATTCAGGAGATGGCTCATGTATTTGGAATGGTACACGAACATTGTCCTAATATATCAATGTGGTTCACACTTGGTAGCTTTCAGTATGATAGCACAGGTAAGAATAGATATACTGGAGAAATCCCATTTACTATAAAAGAAAACACAGACAATGAAGTCTGAATAAAATAACAACACATATAATATTATATGAAGAAAAAGAATACTATTCCAAGTGGATTTGAAGATATCCTTGGTAATATTTATTCCAACGCTGAAGAAGGTGGTGGAATTACAAATATTGACGATTTGATGGAACCAAATGTACCACTTGTAGAAGAAGAGGATAAAACCGAGCCGCCAGTGAATAATAATCCTGAGGACGGCAATGAAGCGGATCAAGATGACGATCCAAACGCGCACGAGGATGATACAGAAATTCCTGCGCAAATTGAAACTCCAAATCCAGCTGCAGAGAATGATCCCCCGACTGAAAACAACGAACCTACTGATGCTGACATGATAGAAGCTCAGCAAGTAGGTCTGTTGTTTGAAGCAATCGGTAATTCTTTAGGATGGAATATGGATGAGATTGACGAGAAAGATAAACCCCTTAATGTAGAAGACCTTGCTCAATATTTCGTTGATGTCGTAAACCAGAACTCTGCTCCACAGTATGCAGATGATCGTATACAGGCGCTCGACGAATACGTAAAGAATGGAGGAAAGTTTGAAGACTTCTACGCAAGACAGCAAGAAGCACTTACATTGGATTCTATCGATCTCGAAGATGAAAACAATCAAAAAGCAGTAGTACGTGAATTCATGCAACGTTCAGGTTATAACGAGGAACAAATAAATAAGAAGATTACTCGCTACGAAGATAACGATGTGTTGTATGATGAAGCGGAGGATGCGCTTGACAGATTGAAAGAGATTAGGCAAAAAGAAGTAGAAGAAGCTACACGATAGCAAGAAGAATTAGCTAGACAGCAAGAAGAACAATCAAGAGAATTCTTTAATACTGTAACTAACGACATTAGAAACCTTACTAACATTAGAGGCATTAATGTACCTAAAGAAGATCGTAAAGCTTTATTCGACTATATATTCAAAGTTGATCAAACCGGCCAGTCTCAGTACACTAAAGATTTTAATAAGAATCTGTCAAAGAACCTGATCGAGTCTGCATACTTTACTATGAAAGCTGATAGTTTAATCTCTACAGCAAGAAAGAATGGAGAGTCATCCGCTGCTGAAAGACTTAGGAACATGTTGCGGCATAGTGGAAAGAACCACTCAACATTCAATGCCGACAATAAACAGAAATCAGTAACAGACCTGGTTAGTGGTATGTTCTGATAGATTAATAAAGATTTAAACATATATGAATAATACTTTACTTAATAATCTCCAGCTGTATCGCGGACGTCGTTTCAGCGACCTGGTAGATGAGAATATGATCTCAAACGCGCTGCTGACCAAGCCTCATGAGGTTTCTGGTCTGCTTTCACTGGTGTTTGGTACAAAGGATGATGGTGTTTCTACCACAATCGACCTGCTCACTGGTGGTCTTGGCAAGACAATGATTATCGAGAATCGCGAATTTGAATGGGCTGTATAGATCGATAGTGATCACGCCATCAATATTCGTTGGGCTAAGTGGAATGGTCAGGAGATTACTTCTGCCAACTATGGTACTATTACTCCTGGTTTGAACAATACACCTATTTATCTTGCTCTCGAGGAGCGTTGGTTCGGTCCTGGTGCAATTCTTTCTTTCGACGATTATAAGTTCCAGGTTCGCACAACTGGTCTTCCCTATCAGGATGGTAGCGCTTGGGTATACGAGTGCTACGTAGTTGATGGTTCTCAGGCTGCTTATATTCCTGGTGAGCTGATGATGCCTGGCCGTCAGGTCAGCCGTATCGGTTCTGCTTACGAGGAGTACAGTGATGAAGCAGATATCATCAACTATCAGACTCCGTTTAAGATGCGTAACCATCTTCAGAACCTTCGTCTTACGTACGATATCACCGGTGATGCATATTCTACCGTGCTGGCTATCGCACTGAAGGATCCTGAGACTGGTAAGAGCTCTTATCTGTGGTCTGATTATCAGTACTGGAAGGCTCTGCGTGAGTGGAAGAAGCGTGAGGAGACAGCTCTGCTGTTCTCTAAGAGCAACCGTCTGAGCGATGGTACTTATATTAACAAGGGTACAAACGGACGTCCTGTTCCCACGATGTCTGGTCTTTTTGAGCAGATCTCACCGGCTAACATTCGTTACTACACAACTCTTACAGCTGAGTTGTTCGAGGATTACCTGTTCGATCTGTGCTATAATATTCTTGGCACAAACGAGCGTAAGTTCGTTGCCCTGACTGGTGAGATGGGTATTCGTGAGTTCGATCGTATCCTGAAGGAGAAGGTGGCTAGCTTCCATCTTTGTGACAATGTATTCGTGACTGGTTCTGGTCAGAACCTGACTCTCGGTGGCCAGTTCACAACTTATAAGATGACTAATGGTATCGAGCTGTCTATGAAGCGCTGCCCGATGTTTGATAACATGGAGCTCTTCCGTCAGCTTCACCCGTTGACAGGTAAACCCCTGATGTCTTATACTTTCCTGTTCGTTGATATTTCGAACAGCGATGGTCAGTCTAACATCGTTAAGGTTTGTCGTAAGGGTCGTGAGTTCGTACAGTGGTACACCGGCGGTTCTGTAGCACCCAACGGTTATGCAAACAGCATTAACACGCTGCGTTCTAACAGCCGCGATGGTTACCAGGTTCACTTCCTCGGTGAGGTTGGTATTATGGTTCGTAACCCGCTGTCTTGCGGTATCCTGTACTGCGACGCAGAGGATACAGAACTGTCTAACAACGGCATCTTTGCAGTTGGTGCGTAATATTAAATAACAAGTATTCGACGGGGGCTACGGCCCCCTGCTCGATACTCAACATACTAATGTAAATTATGGTAGTTGAATTAAAGATTAAAAAGAAGAATCCCTGGATTGGTCTGATCAAATACCGCAATTGTTTTGATTACATTGCTCCTTACTTCACACGTTCCGGGTCGATATATACGGGTCTCACCCCAGAAGATGAGAAATATTTTGAGAAAGCTTTAGGTTACGAAGAAGGCCACCTGGCAAAGACTTCAGACTTCTGGACTACATTCTGCGTGAAAGTAGGCACACGTACATTGCTTCTTGACGATTCTATTCCTCGCCAGGCTATGATTATTAAGTTCCTTAGTGGGCATAAGCGAGTAGCTACGTCTCTTGATAAGCTTGATGCAGGTAAAGATTATCTGTTGATCAATCGTGAAGCAGAAGCAATAGAACAGAATAAGCAGAACAAGCTTCGTAGAGATGCTATTAAAGAGTTCGACAATCTGTCTCTTGAACAGATGCGTAAGTGCCTTAGACTATTTGGTATGAACGCAGATCGTATGTCTAATGAACTTGTTGAGTCTACTCTGTTTAATTATGTAGATAAGCAGCCGAAGAAGTTCTTTGATAAGTGGGTAAATAACAAAGCAAAGGAAACAGAGTTCTTGCTTGAAGAGGCAATTGCTAAGGGTGTTATTCGTAAAGATAAGACTCACTACTTCTATGGCAGTGATATGTTTGCAGATACTCTCGATGATGCAATCGCATACTTGGATAACAAGAAGAACCAGGACTTAAAGCTTGCTATTATTAACGAAACAAAGAATAAATAATTCTTTAATAACATGAGATATGACGCATAAAGACATATACATTAAATTCATGATAGAATATGACAAGGCTAATGTTACTTCGTCATATCCATCGTTGACAGAATATGAGGTTGCTACGGTTCTGGATAAAGCATACAACGCACTAATTGCACAGAAAGTATCTGGTAATAACTACAGACGTGTTGGCTTTGAAGCTGACCTTAAGGCTATCTCAGATATATCTCCTCTTATCAAGAGAGATGTAGATATGCATCTCACTAAAAGTATAGTTGCTGATAATGTAAAATGCGCTCCTATTCCTGATGACTTCTTGTATTATGTAGGTTCTAAGCTTGTTGTAAATAAGATACGTAAGGATGTAGATGAGTATCAGGCAGCATTCCCAGCTACGTTTATAGCTGGTATGGTAAAGCCTGATTTTGTTGCAGCTACTACAGGACAGTATACCGAATCAATAACAATGCCGTCGTTTGGTTTCCTTATAAACTACGGTGATAGTAAAAACCTTGCAGGCGCTAAGTTTAGGTGTTCTAATGATAATATATCAGAACTTACTATAGCTACTGCATACAGGAATGGTACTACTTATACAATAACTAATCCTAAGAAGACTACATTGGCTAACTTAGGTTTCTTTGCTGCTACATCTTATCTCAGTTCTGCAGATCAATGGTTGATGATATATGATGAGAACAATTAGATTACTAGTTCTGATGTTCTGTATATGTCATATACTGATACTGTAAACGGCAGTCTTCCTTACGATAACGTAGTTAAACGAGCATTGCCTGCACAGTTAGTAAATCATCAGATAGCAGAGAAGTTCTTTACTACAGCTTATAATATGCCTTGGGTTAAGATCCCAGTATGTTATATAGAAGATGGTATTATATACTTCGTATACGACCTGCTTAATGATCAGATACAAGATGATGGTCAACTTATATACGTAAAGAAGCCTAATGCATTTGTGAAGGATATATCTAGTATTCAGTCTGATGCAGTTTCAGAGATGTCGTATTTTGACTATATACTTGCCGATGGTGCTGAGGGTACTGAACAGGCGCAAGCCA